TGATAGTATAGGGAACAGTTGATGATCACCGGTAGCTAAATGCGCAGTCGTTGACCACAGTGTTTCCTAAAAATATGACGTTCTGCCCCGATCAAGTTAACTAGGCTTTCCGGTTACGCCGCGGTATCCGCAAAACCGGATCATATATTAACCAATGAGTAACGGATAACCGTTGCTCTTTTTATTTATAAGGAGTTAGAGAGGATGTGATCACTATGGCGACAGGAGTCACGCCAGAACAAAAGGAACGTATACAGGCCCTGTTAGCCGAGGGTAAGACTACAAACGCGATAGCCAAGGATTTAGGTATGTCGTGGAATAAAGTTGATGGTTTGATCAAGGAAATGAATCCAGAAGTAAAATCTGCAGACGTAGGGAGACCGCTAAAATTTAAAACTGTCCAAGAGTTGCAAGAAAAGATTGATGATTACTTTGAATCGTGTAAGAACATAAAAGGTGATTTAATACGTCCATATACGATAACCGGACTGGCATTGGCGCTTGATACAAGTAGAAAAGTGTTACTTGATTACGAGAATCGTGATGACGAATATAGTTACACCATAAAAAAGGCAAAACTCAGAATTGAGAACTTTGCAGAGGAATCACTATTTACATCCAAGCAAACTGCTGGGGTTATCTTTAACCTCAAGAATAATTACGGATGGCAAGACAAGCAAGAGGTAGGATTAAACGGTGGACTAAACAACACGAATCAGGACTTAACTAGCATGACCGCAGAAGAACGGAGGGAGAGAATCGATGAGCTTAACCGCCGCCGAGGAAATGGAACTCCTTCAACTGCTTGAAATAGAAGCCAAAGAATCAGCTAAGACCAATTACTATGATTACGTTAAATATGTCCATGGTGGCCTTTATAAAGAGAGCCGACATGGATTTTTTATATGCGACATCATCCAAGAAGCAATAGAGCGCAAGAAAGCTATGATCGAAGGTAAGATACCGATGGAGAACCAATACCTTGGATTCTCGATACCGCCAAGGCATGGTAAGTCTATGACGATCACAGAGACGCTTCCTAGCTTCTACCTCGGACAATTTCCAAATGACCGCATCATAGAAGGATCGTACAATACGACATTTGCACAGAAGTTTGGAAAGAAGAATCTGCAAAAGGTCAACATGTACGGAGATGAATTATTCGGATTACGTGTTAGTCCTACTTCTAAGTCTTCATCCGATTGGGATATCGATGGCACACGCGGAGGCATGATTTCACGTGGTATTCTTGCCGGTGTAACTGGTGAGGGTGCTGACCTTATGATTATTGATGACCCGATTAAAAACCGCGAGGAAGCAGACTCAGAGGTCTACAGGGAAAAGATGTGGGGAGAGTGGATTGATTCATTCTCGACACGTTTACACCCTGGGGCCATTTGTATTTTTATCATGACACGATGGCATGAAGACGACCTAGTAGGCAGGCTGCAAAATCGCGAATACGGAGAGCCATTAGCGATGATTATGACGAATCTTCCGCTTGAAGCTGAGGAAGGTGATTTGCTAGGTAGAGATCCTGGTGAACCGCTTTGGCCTGAAAGGTATGGTTATGATTTTATCGAGGCAAGGAAGAAGTATCCATCATCGTTCAATGCTCTTTACCAGGGTAGGCCGACAAGCCAAGAAGGTAACATGCTTAAACGTCATTGGTGGAAGTACTATGACGTATTACCTCCTGTAGCGTCTAAGTTAATAAGTATAGATGCAGCGTTTAAGGATAGTGACGACAGTGACTTTGTTGTTGTTCAAGTATGGGGTAAGAATAGGGCAGACATGTACCTAATCGATCAGGTTAGGGCAAAGATGAATTTCATGGCTACAGTACAGACGATAAGAAATATACACATTAAGCACCCTGATGCAACTTGGAAGTTAATCGAAGACAAAGCGAACGGATCAGCGATCATATCAACTTTGCAGAGGGAAATTGGCGGCATTATACCGGTTAACCCAGAAGGCGGTAAAGTAGCCAGGGTTAATGCTGTATCGGCGTTCATTGAAAGTGGTAATGTATTTTTGCCACGTCATGCAGAGTGGGTGCATGATTTTGTAGAGGAAGCAGCAAGTTTCCCTAATGGAAAAAATGATGACCAAGTTGATGGTATGTCCCAAGCTTTGAATAGATTCATTTACTTCAGCGGTGATTTCCCTGTTGAGAACAATGTGAGTACCCCATTCCCATTCCGTACTGATGAACCAAATGGAGGTGACTATTTAGGATGGTAGATGAAGCTGCAAAGCTAGGTGAACTGCTCAAGTTGCCCAACCTTGAGGAAGAAACCATAACGCTGATTAACGCTAAAATGCGTGAATACATTGGTGAGATCAAACCGTTGACACCATCACAGACACATGGCTTTGAAAGTGTCATGAATGAATGGCTGAACGGCAAGAAAGAAGGTGATGAATGATGCAGGATACAGTTGCAACGGATAAGCTTTCCAGTGAATTTGAGAAGCAGTACAAAGAAGGCCTGTCCTATTTGCGTAGGATGGATTTTATTGAAAAATGGCCACAATATGAAAGGTTTAAGGCTGGAGACCAGTGGCCGGCACCAACACAGCGTACCAAAGGGCTACCGCGTCCGGTGTTCAATGTTATCGATATGGTTGAGTCACACAAGGTTGCATCTGTCATGTCGGAGCAGATCAACATGATCTTTTCCGCTGATGAAATGGATGAGGATAATCCGACTGATGTGGATGTAGGAAATCTATTCAGCCGTAACTCTGCTGCTACTTGGGAGCGTATCAAACAGGATGAACTTAACGAAGAAGCCCTAGATATAGCCGCGAACACAGGTACAACAATATGGCATTACTTTTGGGACAATAGTGTTAAGGGTGGAAATAAGCATCCTTACATTGGTGAGATGGAAGGGGAAGTACTGGACCCGATCAACGTATTCTTTGGTAATCCTCAACAAAGAAATGTACAGAAACAGCCTTATATCATCATATCAAGCCGTGAAATGGTTGATAGTGTCAGGAAGTACGCAAGGGGAAACGGTGTATCAAAAGAGATGGTTAGCATGATCAAACCGGATAAGGATACGCAGGATGAAGCCTATGACATGGCTAAAGTCGAGGTAGATGGATCTGCCAAAGTAACTGTACTTACTCGGTATTGGAAAGGTAATAACGGCAAAATATTCTTTGCTAAAACTGCATCAGGCATAACTCTCAAGAAGCCTACAGACACAGGGCTTTCCCTTTACCCTTTAATTGTGATGCAGTGGAAGCGGCGTAAGAAGTCCATACACGGCGTAGGAGACACAGAGGGGCTGATTCCTAACCAGAAGGCTATAAATACACTGATAGCCATGCAAATCCTATCAGTGCAGCTTACAGGATGGCCTAAGATGGTGTATAGGAAAGATGCTATCGACCCAAGCAAGGTAACGAATACTCCAGGAGAGATCATTGAGGACCGCTCACCACCAGGATCAGGCGATGGAGTTAAGTATCTTAATCCTGGTAATATGAGTGCTGCTGCAGGCGGATTGGTTGAAGCTATATTGTCATATACAAGACAAATGAC